CGTCGAGCAGCCCGGCCCAATAATAGTTGGGATTCGGATCATAGCCTATATAGAGAGGCTCCGAGTTGGCGGCCCATATGGCTCCGGCTTTGGCTTTCCCGTATCTGGTCGAAACTGAGCCGGTGCTCAGATTCTGCAATCTTCCCCAAAACAGGCCAGTGACCATATCGAACGCGAATGCGAAGTGATACCACACATTATATGAAAGCGAGCTGAACACGGAGCGGGTCGCCGATGATCCGAAATAGGCATCAAGATTTACATTCGAAACCCAATAGATCTTGTTGCCGGAAAATCCCGAGTTCCGCTTCATGAACATCGCAGGATTTTGGCTCACGCCCGACGTCTTGAACCAGAATGCGATCGTGATCCGCTGGTTCGACGAGCCCGACTTGCAGGGAAATCCCGCCGGGAGGTCGGAATCATTAGCTGTGAAGCCCTGGTCAATTGCTCCCATCCGGGCGCAACCGGTTCCCCTGATAAAGTCGGAAGTTTCCTCCTGCACCCCGCCAACATTCGTCAGGATTGTTCCTTTAGCGCCTGCGGTCAAAGACCCAGGCTCGAACATGAAACATTCGACAACATCCGAGCCGCCGAAATTGTTTGCCATCTCTATACTGCCTCGGGGAATGTGAAAACAGATCCCAGCCCTATCACACCGTCCTGGCGGTTCTTCTTGTCGAAGTTGACGCCATCCGCGCTCGCGTAAAGATTCCAGCCGATCACGTCATCCGGAACCGCGATTGAACTGTCGAATGTATCAATGCAGTAGAGTATCCCGACCTTGCGAATGGCTTTGGGATCGTTAGCATAGCTGCCGTATAGACCGGCGAATGTGAAGGAGGCGTTCATCGGCTGCGCGGGCAGGTCTATCGTGAACGCCGTTCCGTGCGCGGATCCGAAAGCATGGGATCCTTTGTTCGTGATGAACTCCAATTGATAGATCTTATTCTGATAAGCAGTGCTGCCGGATCGATAGCCTTTCAGTTGCGTGATATTTTCATCGTCTCCGAGAATGAACTGGCTTTCCGTTTCCCCGGCGGTCGCCCCTCTCACCGGACCATAGGCAGTACCGCCGTCAGCTGCGCGATATATCGCCTGCCAACCCTTGATTCCGACCGCGCCGCCGTCAATTGAGTTCGTATAAATCTTGTAGCCAATTAGCCGGACATTCTGGAGAGCCCAGGAATCGTCAAAGAACAGCGTTCCTGCTCCGCCGCCCTCCCATCCGCCAATGCCAATGGACCTGGCGCCGGTTTTCCAATAGCACCGATATCCTTTGCCGGGTGGAATGTAGATCGGTCCATAAGCCAGTCCGTTCGCCAAGCTCTCGCTATCGCCTTCGAGTTGGAATGTGGTTTTGATCCAGAGATATTCGCCGTTTCCAGCGCCTGCACCATGCCACCAGATTGACGGCGCACACGGGACCTGGAATGTCGAAACTTCATCCATTGGCCAATACGCCCATGGCGCGGGAAGAGTATCGGATCCGGGCGTCTCGCCCGAGCCGACCGCGACCGTCGCCAGGCATTCGAGAGTCAGGGTGACTCGCTGGACTGAGGCGGCGCCTGGTTTGACCAAAAGCGAGAGGACTTCACCGCGATTCAGTCCTCTCGCCCAGCCTGCGAGCGTGTAGTCCTGATAGGCTTGGGAATTCGAAAGCGCCGGCGGAGAGGTCGCGACGATGGAATCTCCTGGTCCGTCAGGATAAGCGTCATAAAGGCAGCGCCTGATATCAAATTCAATCGACCCGGCTTGATCGGATAGGATCGTCACTCCAGCGATATAGAGATCACAAGGGACTCTGATCATCGCCACCGGTCCGGCTGCCGGCGGATTGGATCCGTCTCCGAGAGCCGTCGCATGGAAAACAATCGGGATGCTTGTCAGGTTCGCTGCATCGAGGATCTCGGCCTTATGGTTTTCGTCATCCGACACGCTGTAGATGTTTTCGAACCAGGCGCGAGCCTCAAGGTCGGATATCTCCAGCCCGTCGGGGACCGCAAAAGGCGGGCTTAAAAAAACGTCGGTATCCAGATCTCCGACCATCCCGCCGTATACGAAATCTCGTTTTCTATATCCCGCTTCTGCCTGGAATCCGTCGTTGTTAGCCGCCGGTTCGATGGCATTCCAGATAGAGGGAGGCCGCACGATCTTGATCCGTAGCTTCGTGAGCTCGCCATCGGCGTTCAACGCGAATGCAGCCGGGAAAGGCTGGATTCCGGAGATCTCGGCTCCATTGATCTGATCGGGCGCGATTTCCCGCCAGACTGTGCATCTGTGATCGAATGACGATTGCCTGACATCGATGAGCAACAGTCCGCCGCTCGCAGCCGCGCCAACAAAGTCTCCGGATTCTTTTCTCAGTATGCCGGTCGCAGGGTTGAAAGTGTGGTTTATCTCGGATCCGTCATACAGGGTGTCGGCCGCGCCGGAATCCGCATCGACATTCCTCCAGGCTCCTGCCGAAGCATCGCGGATCTGAAACGCCACGCTCATGATGCGGTTGCCGTTGATCTTCGGCCGCGTCGCCATCACCACCGCCGTCCGCTCTTGCATTCCGCTCCGAAGGGTGAGAGTCCATCGAGCCGCAGGACCGAGGTCAAGAAGAGTTCCACTTTCTGTGTTCACATTATCTATGACGTACTGAGGATTGTCGTTCCCATCGGTCCAGTTGCTCCATCCGCTCGCTTTCTTAAGCCGCACGGCCCAATACCAGATTCCGGAGCAATCTCCATAGAAATACTGATAACGGACTCCCTGCCAATCGGCATAGAGGTCTTCAATGATTATTTGATCCTGGCCGTTGTGCGCAAATGTCCCTCCCTCTCCGGCGGTACGCAGATCCACGCTCTTGACGTTTGTCCCGGAAGGAATTCTCTTCGCGCGGATCTCGGCTTTGACGACATCTGAATTCCATTTATTTGCTCCGCATATAATAAGGATAGAATTCGAGAGCGCGAGCCCCGTAGTCCATAGCTGGTCAGGGAGCTTGATCGCGTCTGCTTCAGGGATCCTGTTGGGGTTGTGCGGCGCCCCGTCCGCTTCCAACTGCAGCTTCGGAGCTTCGGTGCAATAGAGCGTCATGACATGAAGCCGGTCGGCTCCTATCCTATGAGCTACAGCGTCGACGATAAACTCCGCATCGATGTAGAGACCGAATTCGGCGCCGGCCACCACGCGGATTCTGTCGCCCTCTCGTCGGCTCTGCACTTCAGCCAGGTGCGAAGAGTCGTAGTTCGCCATCACATCGAAAGATATCCGTGCGCGCGGGTCCTTGTACTCCGAGATGATGTAATCGAGCTTCGCCTGGCCGTCCGCTTGATTTGTGATCCAATTGAAGGAAAACGGATAGGGACGCCGACCATATTTTGCAATTGATGAGGCATCCTCCGACTTGATCGGGACAGGGGTTCCTTCAACGACCGCCACGCCATGCGCCCGCAGAACAACCAGATGCGCCGGAGTCGCGCTCGAATTAGCAAAAACAATCATGAGGCGAGGGCCGTATTCGTGCCGCGTCGTCTGGCTCAAGAAACTCGTCAGGTCTGTCCCCGTGCCATCAGGAAGCAAGTTGGCCTGATAGTCGACGATTCCCCAGGAGTCCACGCCCACGTATTGGCTGGGCGAGGCAGGGGAAGGAAAATCGATAAATACCGAGAGAGAGCCATTCCCGGGGACAATCAGCGGAGTGCCGCCCAGTCCATTCGGAACATCGGTGACGGTGGCGAGAAGAATATTATCCGCAGTCACGTTGAAAGTTCGGACTTCGCCGGCGACGGAGTTATAAATTCCTCTTATGGAATTGATGCGCTGCAGGTTCCAGAGCTTGAGAGCGCCCGTTCCATAGACCGCCTGGATTGCGCTCGACCTTGGATTGGTGAAATAGTGAGAACGGTCCCAGAAAACAAGTTTCCCTTCGGGATCCTCCACTATATGGCCGAGTTCTTCCGATTCCAGGTCTCTGATCGCGGATAGCAGGTTGGATTCAGGCTGCAGCCAATATTTCGCGATGGTCGAGAGACCGGTCTCGACATCATAGTCGCCCGCGCTCAACCCGGCCGCGCCGAGAAGTGCGCCGGCCAGCCAGCCGCTGGTAATATTCTCTTGAAGAGGGATCGAAGTCTCTTCATCCTGGATCCGGGAGATTATTCCGTAAGCTTTGAGTGAGTTAGTGGAGATTCCCACAGGACGCCCGACTGTAGGATCCGATGATTCCATGAATCCCGTGAACATATAGGCGGGCGTTCCGCCGATTGACATGATAAGGCGTACGCGTAAAAACGGAACGATAAGGCCATAGAGCGGGCTGGTTTTATTGTCGGGAGAAAAAATCGTCGAGGAATTATCCAGCGTCAGGCTAAGCGATCCGGCGCCCGCCTGAGAGGGGATTCCGTCGACGACTCCCCTCTGGAACGAGGCGTCGAGCACATAGCCGGATATATCTGAACTGGGATGACCATAGGATCCATCGCCATCCCAATCCACCAAATATTGATAATCAGCAAAAACCGTCATAACCCTCTACGATCCAGTTCAATCCCTGCTCGACGAACTTGTTCCACGAAATCATTGAATCCATAAATAGCGCAGTTTTGAAGAGTGACGCTGGGACGGAACCCTTTGCCGCCGTCGTATTGCTCCCCCTCATGAACAATGGCCCAGCCGGTTTTCAGAACCGTTCCGCCTTCGTCGAGAGATGGAGCCCATCTGCTGGGATCGGCGGCGGTAGGATTCGAGGTTCCCCTGACGGTCTGTCCCTGCTCATAAATCGCGATGAGGATCTTATCGAGAACGTCGACCACATCCTCTTTCGCGCTATTGACGGCTTCCTCGATTTTGTCGCCGGCGAATTGCAGCTGTTCTTCCACTGCGGACGACAAAGCCTCGATTTGATCCTTGGTCTCGTTCCCCACATTCCCGAGATAATCGAGAGCATCCTGGATGCTCTGTTGGTAGGAGCGGTCCATCGCCTCTTTCGTTTTATCGAGCAGGTTTTGAGTCAAGGTATTGAATCCCTGCCGGTACATCTGCAGCGCCGCCCGGCCCTCGTCGCCGCCGAACTTCGCGAGAGCGTCCTGCAGGTCTTTGTTGATAATCCCGCCCTGCAGCGCCTGGCTTGAGATGTTGTCCCAATTTCCGCGAGCCTTGATGGCCGTCGAAAGGGTGGCGAATCGATTGGAGTCCAGGCCTGCGCCCGAAAGCGCCGTCTCGACGCCCGAGTTCCATTGGCCCGAGAGCAGCTGCCGTATCGGATCGAACTCGTTTGCCATGCGCTGAAGCGATCCCTGCAGTGAGCCTGCCATTGCGGCTGTCTTATTCAGGGAAGTAAGTTGGTCTGCAGCATCGGTCAGCGTCTCCATATCGGCTCCGTACTCCCCGGCGATTTTCATCAAGTCGGGCAGCAATTCGCCCGTCTGTTTGAAGTGATCCACCATCTCTGCAAAATACGAATTGAGCTGCCGCAAATTCGCTACCCTTTGAAATGCGGCCAGATCGCCTCCGAGGCTGTTGATTGAGTCACGCAGTTCATCGGTGATTTTGCCGGCATTGATAAATTCATTAACGGCAATGGAAAGCGGATCAGTTATGGAAGATTTGATCGTCTCGCGCAGTCCCTTGTAGGCGTCCAGCACTTTGTCGGCCGCGCCTCCCGCGAGCATCATTGCATCAGCTTGCTCTTTGAATCCACGGCTGACAAGATCGCGGTAATACTGCGATTTTTTAAATTCTTCGTTTAGCTTGCTCCAGTCATCCGTTATGAGACCAAGTTCGAAAGCCTTCTTAAAATCTCCCTGCGGCCCCATATAGGTCTTACTATTCAGGGATGACATGAATTGCGCTGTTTTGCCTTGTTCCTTGGCAAGCTCGTACATTTGCTGCAGCATCGCAGGCGAAGCGTTGATGCTCGCCCGGGCTCCATAGGCTTGGGATTCCGACAGGCCGAATTGGTCAAGCATCTGTTTATATTGGTCCTGCCCCATCGAGACGCCGCCATAGTCGCGGGACGCTTCCTTGGATCCGGCCTCATAACTGTTTTTCCCCGATATGGCTGATACAAGCGACTGGATCCCTTTGGATATTGCGCCGACGGCTGCACCGATAGCAGCGCCGATTGCTGTGCCGATGACTGGGATCATAGAACCGATGGCGGCTCCCATCGCGGCTCCTCCGCCGATTGATTCCGCCCATCCGCCTACTCCGCCTCGGCTGAATGAATCCATAAATGCCATGGACCCGCCCATCATTAGAGCGCTTTGAGCAATCGCTCCCGCCTTGCCGTTTATGCCGAATATTCCAGGCTGGGGAGCAGTGAACACTTCGCCGCCGCCCATAATTCTTTGGAGTTCAGCAAGGCCATGGTCGTCTTCACCTCCTCCAATGACATTCCCCCATTGTCCGGGAATTGCTCCGGCCAACATTTTCTGCAAGTTGAGCTGACCGCCGGTCATGATGGTTTCGATGAAGTTTTGGAAGATCTTTCGGAGACTCGTGAGGAACGTTCCCTCAATCCAGTCCGCGAGAGTTGTGAATGCGCCTTTTCCGCGTGAAGTAATAGCGTCGAATACTTTGCCGGCGCCTTCCTTAACGTCATCGACCATCTTCATGTACTCTTCGCGGTGCACCTTCAGAATCTGGGAGCCCTCTTTCCGGCGGATTCCGTCGAGCTCTCTATTGAGCGCCTCGTCGAGCTGTTTGATTTCTTCTCTGGCCGATTGATAAGCGTCGCTATTGAAGTCCATCTTTAGGAGCTTGGATTCGAGTTCCGCCCGGATTCGCGCATACTTGAGCTTGACTTCCTCCATTTGAAGCTGCGCGGCATTGTGGACTTTCTGGATTTCCATGAGCTCGCGTTCCTGAGCGGTCCGGGGCGCGACGGTCTCTGAAATCTGAGTTTCTATCTTCAGTTGCTCCAGCTTGGAGTCTGTAACCGTCTTATTGAGAATCTCGGTGAACTCTCCATATGCTTTCCCTGTCTCAAGCCGGATCTTTTCCTGTTTTGCGATGAACTCATTGAATTTGTCTATGCTGTCCTGCTGTTGTTTCCGGAATATCTCATCTATAGCAGCCCGCTGTTCTGCCAAGAATTTCGCGGCATTCGGATTGCCGTTTTTGAGAAAATCCTTCGCGCGTTTTTCAAGCGCATCCTGCTGCTTGAGTTCTTCCGTTTCCGTTTTCAGCAGTTCCTTTTTCAGATGGATCTGCTTTGCGAGCGACTCAAGCTTGTCCTCGTCGAACTTCGCGCCTTTTTGCTTCGCCTTCTCCGCGGCATATTCCCGCTCCAGCGTGTTTAGCTGAATCGTGAGATTGATCAGCTCTTTTCTCGTGCCGGCAGCCAGGGCGTCCGCCGCCGCGATCGCCTTCGACCGTCTGCTGATTTCATTCTCCCCAATCTCCCCGGAGTTCCCGTCGCCCGCATTGGAAGGTTTTGGTTTCGGCATGCCGGCTGCCATATCACGCAGCTGTTTTTCGATAGCTGCTTCTAAGACGCCGCCCTGAAATGTCTTTCCCTCCAGTACGCCATTGATTCCGGCGAGGAGATATCCGGTTCCCTTGCCCGAGTACTCTTTGACCTTGTTCCAGACGGCATCCCATTTCCGGCCGAGCGCCTCCAGCTTTTCGTCCACCAGATCGAACTCCTCGATCTGTTTTTCCGTCATCAGCGCGCCGGAGTCTTCAATTTCTTTGAGGGATTTCTTTATGTCGAGGCTGGCATTGGCGACGAGCGGAGCGATCTCCGGCCACATTTTCCCGAAGTCCGCGGCCCCCTGAGTGGCTATCTTGATCGGGTCTCCGAGCGCCATGTATCGATCATGTATTTCGGCGAGATAGTCGGTCGATTTCTTCCCGTCAGTGATGGCGATATTCATCCGGAGGAGAGCCTCGACGAAATCCCCGCCCTCGTCGCTTCCGAGTTGGGCGTTCAGCCGAACGATCTTCGACGTCAGGTCGTCCAGCCCGGATTCCTCCGCGAGCCGGTTGAATGCCTGCACTTCGGTGGTCGTCATCCCGAGCGCATAGGACATATTCTTGATTCGCTCGGCCGCATCCGCCGTGTCAGCCGCCAGCTTGACTATCGCGGCCCCTGCAGCTATGACTCCCGTGGCGACCGCTCCGACACCGACCGCGGTCGGGCCTAGAATCCCGAGAAATGACGCGACTCCAGACTTTGCCGCCTGTAGTGGATTCGCCGCGAAATCCCCGACGGCTCTGCCGATAACATCGAAGCCGAGTTTCCCCGATTGCGTCGACTTGCCCAATTCTTGGACGGATTTTATTAGCGGGTCGATCGCCTGGCCGTTGCGCTTGGCGATCTCCGCGGCATGATTGATTTCATTTCCAAGCACTTTCCAGATGTCCGCCTGGGACTTGCCGGCGGCGGTAAGAAGCTCGATCTGCTCTTTGAATTTCCTGGTGGGATTCAGGGCTTCATCGAATCTGGCTACGATTGCCTTCCCGGCGCCGGTCATCTGAACGCCCGCTTCTTTCGCGGTGTTCACCGCATGGCGCAGCGATTCATTCATCCGGTCGACATCTTTGCCGATCTCAGTAAAAAGGCGCGATACCGCCATGCTCGTCTATCCCTTCGAATTCAATTCATTCAGCTTGGCGTTGAACGCCTGTTCCGCAGCTGCCAAGGCCCTGGCATCCGCGTTCCTGACTGCCGCCTTGAACCAGGGACGACCTGGAATTTCTCTATAGCCGGACACTCCGCGCTGAGAGTGCGTATTGGCATGAGCCGCGCGAGCCCGCCGACCGGTAGTGATTGCTCTCCCGCGCCTCGTGGCAAGAGTGACGCGCGGCCCTATCGGATGCTTCCACCCTTTTTCCACAAAATAGCCATGAAAGCCTTTCTTCTTGGTGGGGCCGACGAGCACCCGCCGTCGGGCGTCGCCGGTCAAAACGGTCTTGTTTTTGCTCTCTACAACTTCGACGCTGCCGGCGAGCTCTCCGGTTTTCCTGGGCGCCGCCGCCGCAATCGCCTCGCGATACACGGCCGCGGCGGCATCTTCGGCGGCAGCAACAGTTTCCCGCGATGTCGCTTCCAGCAGTTTTCGCAGCGCTTCGAATTCCGTCGCCGCTTCGATTATCGCCATGGCTATTTTTTCTTCCCGAATTTCGCGATGTGGTTAAGAAGTTTGTTTTTTTGCGCTTGCCAGCCGCCTGAGGTCTTTTTCGAGCCGAACAGTCCGCGCACGATCACGCCGGCGGGATCGATCGGCTCGATGCTGTCATATTCGAGCCACTCAAGGTATTGATCGACGGGCATCTCCTCAAGGAACTCGTCGACATTCCATTTTCCGAATGCTATTGCAAGACGGAGCTGGAATCGGCGCTCAGGACGGCTGGCGAGTTTTTTCTTGAATCTTCCTCGTCTTTGCCGAGTCCGCTGATCGCAAGGACCCGCTTCGATATGAGGTCGAGGGCGTCGCAGGGAATCTCTTCCGCGATCTTCTGCAGTTCATCTTCCTGATATATGCGCAGGCCGTTTTCGTCAACGAGCCCGCGCGATACGATGAAGCATTGAGACTCGATGGTCATCCGCTCGACCGTGGCGTTTTCATCCTTGCCGAGCGTCTGATAACCGTCGATTATTTTCGCCCTGTCGAGAGCGGACAAAGGCTTAAGGCACAAATCAAGCTGATACTTCTCCAGCCGAAACTGCTCGACCCGGCTGGAGAATTTCGATCTAAGTTCCAAGCGGTCCATATATATATCCTTATGTAATAGAGAAAGCGCCCTCAAGGCTCAGAGTGCAATTCAGGGTCAGGGGATTGCCCATGCTTGCAACGAATCTGACCGAGATATAAGCCCTGAAAGTAATGGTTGTCCCATCCGGATAGATGAGTTGAAAATTCTTGGCAGTGGCCGGATTCGCATTCGCGGCCGCAATCATCGCATCCTGTTGCGTGTCGTCGGCGCGCTTATTGCAGGTGAATGTGATCTGGCTGTTGGATTTGTAAGTCGGCTTGCGTTCACGGAATCCGGCCGGCGATTGTTGATGCGTAAAATCGGCGAATTCCTGAGACATCTCAGGTCCGTCGAAGTCCTTGCATTCCGGGACCAGACTGAATTGTTCCGGAGACTGGCCGTCGCCTATTTTGAGCTGGACGTCAACCGCTACCGTTCCCTGTGTTGGTTCAGACATGACTATGCGCCTTCCATAACCCGCCTCCCGCCGGCGTATCCCGTGATTTCAGCGCGGCGCGGCCTCGGGAGGACCGTTTTCGGGAGCTGCCCTAGCCGCGCTTTCCCTCTACATTTCTCGATTTATAGATTTCTCGCGATGACTTCCCTGCAGTTGATCAGCATCCAATAATCTGTGATCTTCTCGGGCGGGGCCGTGATGAGCAGGCGCTTCGTTCCCCACTTGATCTGATGAAATGCGGCGACTCCCGGCCGCCGCCAGATCCATACACGATAATTCTGGGTTGATACGTGCGCCTGCTGCGTCAATTCTTCGACATTTCCGCCGAGCGGCTCGATTTTGGCGCGCACGCCGGCTGCATAAACGGACTTGATGGCTCCGCTTCCATCAATGGCATAGGGCGCGCCGACTACCAAAATATCGATAAGTTCCTTGCATTCGCCGATCTTCGGGATGTTCATAGAGAATAGATCCGGTCTCCGTCGAGAAGCGCTTCTATCGCCCGGTCGACCGTTTCATCCAATGCCAGGTCGCCGCGATTTACGTACAGGCTCGCAAGCTTCAGCCGGATCGCCTGCTTCGCGATCTCAGGGACTGCTGAGGCGTCTTCATATCCGCAGACGAATCGGATCTGAACGGCCTGGATTTCGCCGTAAGTCGCAGGCCAGCTTTTTCCGTATGCGAGAGCGATCCGCCCGGGCTCGCTGTTGGAGTCGACGATGTACTCCGATGGATCCATCATCGCAATGGGTCCGCCGGCGCTTTTGTATTTCAGCCAGGCGACGCTCTGAAGAGGCGGCTTCGCGAGTTCGATCTGGCCGTTATCTGCAGGGAATGCATCAAGGTAAAGATCCCAGGTTTGCGCCATAAGCGCTCGCCCCGTTACGGTTTCGCAATGCCGGCGCGCGGCTGCCATAAGAACTTCAATATAAGTGTCGTCGGGCAGCTCCTCAGCGGGAAGTCCGAGATGAACCTTCGCCTCCGCGAGACTCAATGGTTCGACGCTCGGCGGCGCAACCATTTTCAGAGATCTGCTCATCAGCTCATACCTCTGCGCCAAAACTCTCGGCCGCTTTGATCACGATAGAGGGATCGATTGATCCGCACCGCCAATCTCCGCATCGCTGCCATTGCATGGCGCTCTGGCATGGGGAACAAATCAGATCTTTCCTGACGATCATGTGCGGCCCAATCGGTTTTCCTTTAACTGCTGACGTCGCGGTGAAGATCATAACCACCGGGATCCCGAGAGACGAGGCCAGGTGCGAGACTCCGGAATCGGTCCCGATGATTAACCGGCATCCGGCAAGCTTGTCAGGCAAGGTTACAATATCCCTCGTATCGATCCACTCTCCCGGAATAGCTTCAACGCCATCACTTTCCAGACCGAACACCGCGACTCTTGCGCCCTCATTCAGAAAATGTTCGGCGACGGCTGACATGCCTGCATAACGCTTCCGCAGCCAGACGCCGCCCTTGCATCCCGGAACAATTCCTATGTCCCAGCGCCGGGACCGGTCGAGATCTTTGCACCATTCGGAAACATCCGGCATCCCGTCCGCATAGCCGAAATGACGCGCGAGGTTCAGGTTCGATTCCGTCTCGCTTATCCGATACGGGTAGCCAACCTGCACTCTCGGCGCTGCCGGTCGCAGATCCGCACGACCGCTCCAGGCCTGCGGCATCCATTGGCCGCACAGGATTCTGGCGTCTCCCAGGCTATTGCCAATTTCATGTGCCTCGTCCGCATAGATGCAACGGCGCCAGAGTGAAACAGTCGGAAAATCAGTCTGAACATGGAGCGTCACTTTGTGGCCGGCGATCTTCAGCGCCTTGATGGTCGGCAGCATGAAAACAGCATTGCCAAGACCCGACGCCAGCCCGACAGCAAGCTTCACGAAACGACCTCCAGCCAGGACCTCGCCCAATCTTCGAAAGAATAGGAATCATAGAAGGACGCCCCTCGAAGAGATGACAGCCGTCTCTCAATCGCCGCCGCCACGAGTTCAAGGTTGTCTCGCATCTGCCATGGAATGACTCCGGATTCCTTGAACTCCCGATAGTTTCCCGTGTCAGTCGTGACGATCGGCATCCGGGCAGCTTCAGCGTCGGCCATCGCATAGGATCCGCCTTCGCTCAGCGACAGGCAGAGATAGAGCGAAGCCCTTGCGTATTGCCATCTCTTTTCAATATCGTTTTTGAATTGCAGCTGCCGGAACTCCCATTGCCTGCACCGGTCCGCCAGATGCTGCCGCAATCCCGCGCCCTTATTGTTGTCCCGCCAGTCTCCGATGATCAGCGGCATGGGATCCGGCGGCGGGGTCCTCTCGATCCTGTCGACCCAGTGTGGAATCAAATAGCACTCGTGCAGAAAATCATCCTGATAGCATGCTGCAAATTCGTCGGCTACCCATCGGCTGGGGGCGACGAATCTCCGATTCCGCTTTTCACGCATCAGTCTTTGCTGTTCGACCATGGCAGCAGCAGAGTCATTCCTCCAATCAGCATCTCTGTCGAAATGTGTTTGCGCACATCCGTGGTGCACAACTATCGTCCTGATATCGTCAGGAACGAGCAGCGAGAGATGATTGTCGGCGATCACTACATCGCCTGAATTAAACCTTCCGGGCAACTGCGCGGGCGTAATCGATTTCAAATCAGGAAAAATCTGCCGCAGCATCCAGTCGAAGCGGCACACTCCGGACCAGCCGCCATCCTCGATGCGCTTGCCTACCAGAGAATAAATGGTCATTGCTCCCAGGGCGATCTGAGAGGGGGCTCTTCTCCCGCCTTCGAGGTGTTATTCCAGCAGGAGTCCTCGCCCTTCCATAGAAAACAGCGAACGAGGTTCGGCACGCACAAGATTTTCTGATGCCTGGCTTCCAGCGAATTCGGGGCGTCTCGCACGATCCACCAGTCAACATTGCTGCCGACGCCTTTCCCCCTCGTCATCTTCTTCGGCGCGCCGAGCAGATATGTCGGGATGGGAAGAAACGACTTCCACATTTCGGTAGAGGCGTGCATGTGCGTCGCCCGGATATACTTCTTATGCTTGACGGTCATGCCGCAGAATCCAGTGACGAAATCCATCGCATGCTCGCCGGCGTCGTGGCCGGTCAGCATCTGTCCATACTTATGCAGCCGGGCAAGAGCCTTGAACGTCTCGGGATGGACGTCCACATCGTCCTGGAAATAGCTGATCCACTTGACCGCGCTGTCCGAGAGCCAGAAGCTCAGCCCGATGTTCAGCGCGCCCGCGAGTCCGCGATTTTCCGGGATCCGCAGATAGGCGGCGCCGCATTCGGCGCATATCGTCCGGTTCTGCATTTCGCACGAGCCGCCGTCATCAACGACCAGGACCGGCGCGCGGAGGGCGGCAATCTGCGGGAGAGATCGGGCGAGAGCGTTCGGCCGGCTGAACGTCGTGACGAGGGAAACGATCATCCTATCCTCAACCTCTCATTAGTCCAGAATTCCGCGGGGATCATGCTTCGCGGAACGGTATCGTTTATCGCCGATTTTGCGCTGGTGTGGCTGCCGTGAATCCGGGCGACCATGTGAAAGGGATCGTTTGAAGCCGCTATCCGCGAGAGCGAGGGATATACGAAAGCGTTATCGCTGGATTTCTGCTGATCCTTGAACCGGCTCATGAGCCAGTGCTCGCGTTTATACATCAAGCTTGTTCCTACCACGTAATTCGGGACTTGCGCCTGATAACGTTTCGCCTGCTGGGCCAGGGTGTCCCAGAATAAGAGCTGTGAATAGCCGGTGATCGGCTTCCCTGTTCCCAAGAGTCGAGCAACCTGGTTGACGATTCTGTCAGGCGCGGACCAATCGTCATCATCGAAATGGCAGATGATCGATCCACTCGCGAGCGCGCAGCACTTGTTCCGTTTCGCGCCGGTCGTGATCTTCCGGTCGAGCCGGAAGTAAAAAATTCTCGGATCATTCGGGATTATGTCTTCTATGGGATCGTCGCCATCGTCCACGATTACAAGATCCCGATTCTCGTATGTCTGGCGCATCCAGCAATCGATAGCCGCGGGAATGAATTGCCGGCGGTCCTGAGTCGGCATGACGCATGAAACGAGCGGATTCAATATTTTTTCCCGTCGAAAGCAAGCTGAGTCAGGTCGCGGCCATCTTTTCCTGGAGGCCCTTGCGGCCCGCGCTCTCCGTCTTTGCCGTCTTTGCCGCGCCTACCCTCTTTAACCATCATTTTCCAGTCCGCTGACTTGCCGGGGCCGAATGAGGGATGATCAACCTGGCAATGCCATGCCGAACCGTCCCATGTAACGACGTCGCCCTTCCGATAGTCGACGCCCGCGCGATAAATCTCTTTGTAGATCATGGCCGGAATCGACATTCCTATGAATGAATGCTCGCCGCCGGTCATGCGAGTCGAGACCGTAAACGACCTTGGATCTTCATGGCTCTGTTCGATCCGGATTTCGGCGACTCCCGAAACGATCACTTCCCAGCCCGCTTTCTCAAGCCTCTCTCCCGGTATCGTGTCCCTGAAAGATCGAATGACGCCGCCGTCGAATCGCGCATAGGTCCCGCGCGGATAGGATTTTGAAAAGTCGGCTGCCGGGAGGATGTCTATTTGCAGCGCGTCCCGTCCGTCAGTTCCAGCCGGACCGGGAGGCCCGATAATCGATTCTCCAGGCATTCCTTTAAGCCCCGGCTCTCCGGGATCGCCTTTTTCGCCGCGCTCACCGGAAACTCCTGGCAGCCCCTGTTCTCCTTTTTCACCTGGCTCGCCCTTCTCTCCTGGCTGACCAGGATCGCCTTTTTCACCCCTTTCGCCAGGATCGCCTTTTTCTCCACATTCCCCGGGAATTCCCTGAGGCCCCTGTTCTCCTTTTTCACCGGATTCGCCCCTTTCGCCCGGCTGACCTGTGTCCCCTTTTTCACCGCGTTCTCCGGGGTCCCCCTTTTCCCCTTTCTCTCCGGGTTTTCCATCTTCGCCGCGCTGTCCGGGATCGCCCTTTTCTCCAGGATCCCCCTTAGGGCCACGATCTCCTGGATCTCCCGGATCGCCTTTATCGCCTTTTTCACCAGCAACTCCTTGGAGCCCCTGTTCACCCTTTTCACCGCACTCTCCAGGATCCCCTTTTTCACCGCGTTCTCCAGGGTTTCCCTTTTCGCCACGTTCGCCCGGATCGCCTTTCTCCCCGCGTCCCCCTGGGATTCCCTGCGGTCCGCGTTCGCCTTGCTCCCCCGTGTCTCCCTTTTCACCTCGTTCGCCAGACGCTCCTGGATTACCCTTCTCGCCACGTTCACCCGGATCACCTTTCTCACCTCGTTCGCCCGAAATCCCCTGAGGTCCCTGTTCCCCTTGATCGCCGCGCTCGCCAGGCTCGCCTTTATCGCCTCGTTCACCAGCAATTCCCTGCGGTCCCGGTTCACCCTTTTCGCCGCAATTTCCAGGGATTCCCTGAGGTCCGGGATCGCCCTTTTCGCCGCGATCACCTTTTTCGCCCCGTTCTCCAGGATCTCCCTTTTCCCCTTTCTCTCCGGGTTCGCCATTCTCCCCTCGTTCACCGCACTCGCCTTTTTCGCCGGTCTCTCCCTGATCTCCTTTTTCTCCAGGATCCCCCTTCTCTCCGCAATCCCCTTTTTCACCGTTCTCGCCACGCTCGCCGGGAATGCCCTTTTCACCGCGTTCCCCAGGTTCGCCTTTGTCTCCGCGCTCCCCTCGTTCTCCAGTCTCACCTTTTTCCCCACGTTCGCCGCGTTCTCCGGGATCCCCCTTCTCTCCGCGCTCGGCATTCGGAATTGCATCAAGCCGATTCGCGAGTTCATCGATTCTGCCGGACAGGCCGACGAGCAGGTCCTTCACTACATTGACAAGCGACTTCATCAGAGCCGACCTGTCGCTTTTGTCGATCACGCCGCAAATTCCTTCCGCCATTCGGCTTCAAATAGCATTTCCTTTTCTTCCTGGGTGAGGAAATCCTCTTGTTTAGCCGGCGGGGGGTCGGCAGCAGGCTGTTTGCCGGATGAAAAGGGATCTTCTTTCGCATCTCGCTTGGCCAAGGCTGCAAGGCTGTAATTCTGCTGCTGCAGATACGGGGTGTCGCCGCCCGTAACTTTCGGCAGATTCACCCGGAATCTCGCCTCATCCGGTTTCATCCATCCGCCGGTGATGGCTTTATTGTTCGAATCGAATAAAGCGGCCGTATCCATTCGCATCAGGTTGTCGAGATCGAGTTCGGTCCCCAGATCGGCCGGCAGCTCCAGTCCT